TAAGCCATTTTTCAAGTCTTTTGCGTTGTTCTTTATCTGGGTTTTCTACTTTAGGGACAATTTCTAATCCTCTTCTGAATACCTCTCCAGTAATGTGAGATAAAGGACCTCTTATTTCTTCTACTGACATTGCTACAGTTTGAAGGTCTTGGATCAATTGTTGACGATATGCCATCTGATGGCGTACCCAAGTATTAACAATGTGATCTACTCCAATAGTGGGTGCGTTTGCTGTTTCACCTGAGCCCTTCATCATACCTAACATACCAATTTGTTTATTGAGGTCAGACATCTGTTGAGCTAATGCAGGAACTTCTGGCATATATTCAGATAACTTCATTTAGTTTATTCCTTACCTAAATTAGATAAATCCTGTATGCTAACTAGCTTCAAGATATTCTCCATTGCTTTTTGTTTTAATTCTGATTCAGATACCATTGCTTTTTCTTTTAAAACATATGATTCAGAATGTGTAGTTTCATTTATTATTTTAGAATTATCCTCTTGTAGTTTTACAAGTTCCTCTTTTAAATCTAAAATTTCCTGATCTTTATCTAATATAGTAGCCTCTAAAGCCGCTTCCCCTGTACCAAATGTAGCATTTTGTAAAATACCAAGCCTTCCAGCTTCTTTTATAAGTGCTACGACTTGTCCATCCGTTAAAACACTCACTGCTGGGCTTTCGTCAGGTATATCTGAATCTGGGTCCATGGTTTTTATATCATCATGCCATGTATCCAATATTCGCCAAACCTGAGTTTCATCTTGCACAGCTACATATCGTGCTTCATTTGCTGCTAACATATTACCTATAGCCATAAAAACTCTCCTATTCTTTAAACTTACGCTATCCTAATAACATTATACTAACTAAAGCGACTTTTTATGAAATTGTACAAGCAGACCAACCGCAGGACTTGCAGGACTCACATCCTGACTCCATAACTATGTATGGATTATTACAACAATTTTCTGAATTAGTTTCTAAATAAACAATATCTTCAGTTTCATCTATACCAGCCATTGCTTTATCAGCTAATTGCATTTGATGACCCTCTTCTGTGCCTTTAACTAAAACTTCTTTATCCCTAGACCCAGCTCGATACACAGTAATACCCTTACATTTAGTTTCCCACGCCAATAGATAAGCGTCCTCTACATCTTGAATAGTAGCTTCATTAGCAAAGTTAATAGTCTTTGAAATACCACTATCTACGTGCTTTTGAAATGCTGCTTGCATTAATACATGATCTTCTGGAGATATTTCAGGTGCTGTTACATAAAGCCTTTTAACCCAGTCGGGTAACTCATAAGGTGAATTCTGTAATGAACCACCAGAGGCTAAATAATCCATAAGACCCTCTGAATAAAATCCATACTCTTTTGCGTCATTCTCAAAATAACTATTAACATAATTAAAAGACTTACCCTCTAATATATTCTGCTTCTTCCAAGCTAATGCAAATGTTGGTTCTATACCGCTAGAAGTATCAGCTAGCATTGAGATAGTACCAGTAGGAGCTACAGTTAATCTACAATGATTCCTATATTGTTCTAGCTCTTTATTAAATGTACTTTTTTCCCAAGCAGGAAAAGTTCCTCTTTGTACAGCTAGTTCTAATGATTCGTCATCAGACCATTCTTTAATTCTTGAAATAACTTCTTCCCCAATTGTTCTCGCATCTTCTGTGTTATAAGCTATTCTTAATTGAATTAATAAGTCAGCAAATCCCATAACTCCAAGACCAATCTTGCGAGTAGCCTTAGTCATTTCTTCTATTTCTGGGGTAGCATAATAATTGGCATCAATTACATTATCTAAAAATCTAGTAGACAGACGAGTAACCTTTTCTAGGCGTTCCCAATCTATTTGTGCCTTCCAAGGTTCTTCTGCAAATTGAATATCTTTATTTCTATAAAACTTTGCTAAATTAATAGAACCTAAATTACAAGATTCATTTCCTAGTAATGGTTGTTCACCACATGGATTAGTAGCAATCATATTACCATATTGTTCTGAAACATGATTGTCCGTATTAACTTGATCAAGGAATATCATTCCTGGTTCGCCATTTTTCCATGCACCCTCTACGATG